AGGACTGCTATAATTCCTGGGTCTCAGTCAGGGTGACAAAAAAACATGTCCTGGGTAAGTTTTAATTCCAGTCCTGTGTTATAATAGAACCATGGACAAGGAAATATCATGATCTATTTGGCTGGTTTTGCCCTCTGGGCCCTGTGTCTGGTCGCGGTTCTGCCGCTCATGGCACTGCGTATCTTTGGTATCTATAGGTTAAGCTACTGGATCATTTTTGCTCCGGTGTATATTCCTATCATTGTGGTCAGTATTTTTGTCATGCCTTTCATTGGTCTAATGTTAATCCTCGGTGGAATCTAAATGGACAAACAATTGATAAGCAAGCTCAGCCCACATATCGGGAGAACGATCGATATAGTGACGTTGCGGCCACATTAGTCAGTATCATACGGGAAATTCACCCTGGACTATCTGTTGATACGCAACGTGAACTGCTTGAAATTATTCTACACGAGAAGGAGAAGGTATTATGAACTTGCAAATTGGTGATCGGGTTCGCTGGAATACCCGGTCTGGACCTAAGATTGGTGTTGTTAAGTCCACCGATTTTGGGCTTAACAATCGTGGACAATATGTTCAATGGGTTAATATCATGACAGGAAAGAACACTGTGAAAATGACAGATCGAAATCTTAAAATGATGGGCATGACACAAGAATGAGATCAATGAAACATCTTTTCATTGATCTGGATGGAGTTTTGGCTGACTTTGATTCTAAGTGGATTGATGTCTTCGGTACACATCCGAGTGAGAGTTTTGATTCAGAAAAATGGAAACGGTTTTGTGAAGATCGGAATTTTCTCACTCTTGATCTGTATCCAGGTGCCAAGCAACTGATTACGCACCTGAATGGGCTGAAAAAATCTCCTAACATTTCAATTAACATTCTCACTTCTACGGGCGGGTATGAATTCCATGATTTAGTTCAAGATCAAAAACTGTACTGGCTGAAATCACATAAGATTGACATGAATCCGATTTTTGTTCCAGGTAAGAAATTTAAACGGTATCATGCCAAAGTCAATTCGTTATTGGTCGATGATCACGCTGAAAATTGTGCCGAGTTTGTTCAGTACGGCGGGGATTCGCATTATTATTCCAGACCAAGTGACGCTATTTCAGCAATAGATTCTTTTTTAGGTTCATAATGTCAATATTGTCCAAAATTATTGATCAACTTCGATCAACCGGTTCTTCACTGGAGAAACAACGAATTTTGAATTCAAACAAGGATTCAGAATTACTCAAGCGGTTATTCTGGATGACAGAGAATCCGGCACTAAACTATTTTGTTCGGCTTGAGTCTATCAGAACAAATGGCACTCAAGAGCTGACTCTGGATATTCTAGAGGACATCAAGACTAAAATCCTTGGTCGACTACTGACTGGCAATGCAAGCCGGGAATACTTCACTGGGCTCCTACAGTCACTATGCCAAGAAGATGCTGATATTCTGGTCTGTATGGTTAACCGCGACCTAGACTGCAAGGTGGGTACTGCTCTTGTTAATAAAACTTGGCCAAATCTTATTGTTGGTATGCCGTGTATGTTGGCATCCAAGATGGATGAGAAGATCGCGGCTTCACTAGATTATAGCAAAGGTCTAATCTGTCAGAAGAAATATGACGGCGGAAGAGCTATGGCTATGGTCGACAACGCGAATGGGGTCACATTTCTTAGTCGGAACGGCAAGCCATTGGAGTTACATGGGACGTTTGACGAGTTGCTATCAAAGTACCGCGGGTATGTTTTTGATGGTGAGTTGTTGGTTAAAACCAAGAACGGCACTGTTGAGAATCGGCAAACTGGGAACGGTATCTATACCCGTGCGGTACGCGGAACGATATCACAAGAGGATGCAGATAAGTTCATGTACGTAGTCTGGGATATTGTTCCCATTGAGAAGTTCTTTGCCGGATATGATGCTACACCATATCGGGAGCGGTTACAACATCTAATTATAATTACAAATGAAATTAGTTCAGGTCGTATTGAATTGGCTGATGGTATACATACCACGTCTAAAGAGAAAATTGATTCGTTTTATGACGAGATGATTCAACTGGGGGAAGAAGGCGCAATCTTAAAACATCCGGATTCACCATGGGAGGATCGTAGGTCAAAACATATGATCAAATTGAAAAATGAGTCGGATATTGATGCCGAGGTCATTGGTTCTATGCCGCACTCTAAGCAGCCCGGTTGGATTGGTTCTTTGGTGTGTAGGACACGTGATGGTAAGGTTGAGTTCAATGTTGGTAGTGGTCTGACCGATGATCTTCGGCAGAAAGACCCAGAGTATTTTCTGGGCAAAATCGTGGAGTGTAAGTACAATGCAATAATCAAATCCAAGGGTAGTGATATAATGTCTTTGTTCCTACCGATTTTTAAACAGATCAGATGGGACAAAACTGAGGCTAACAGTCTAGAGGAACTGAAATGATTGATGTGAAGGAATTCGCCAGACTGCTCGGTGAGTCAGTATATGATATTGAATTCACCAAGGCTGACGGTACTGTCAGGAAAATGCGTGCTACCAGAATGAGTGATCATGTACCATCGGAAAAGGCACCAAAAAAGTCAACTGAAATTAAGGATGGTCAGACATACGTACATGTGTTTGATCTAGATATTCTTGAATACCGCAGCGTAACTGTTGCAAACTTAATCAAAATGGAGCAATCATGCATCTTGAGCACTTGAGCGAAGAAGGTAAAAAGGCACTACGGAGTTTCTGTGGGGAACTGAGTGCTAGTATGACCCGAGTTGAGGGTGAACGTGATTTTCAACGCGAGGCTATCAAGACCTTCGCGGAAGAACACGAGGTGGACAAGAAAATCCTTCGGCAGATTGCACGAATCTATCATCGTCAGAATTTCCATGCCGTATCAACTGAGCATCATGTTCTGAAATCGTGTTACGAACAGATCTTTGGAGAACAACAATGACGGATTTTGTACAACAGGTATGTGAGTTCAATCGGATTGCCGGGACAAAAAACGAGTTCGATGAGCGGAAAGCAGCACTCTATATTGGTCTGTGTCTAGAGGAACTAGCTGAAGTCATTGAGTCACTGAATGATCGGAAGGCATTTCGTATCATGACGGATTCCCTTGATCTATGGTCTAAGCGATTCAAGGAAGGCGACTTTGATGCTGATGTGGCTAAGATGGATCGTGTAGAATGTCTTGATGGGTTTATTGATCTAGCCGTGGTTTCTCTGGGTGGGGCATACGCCATTGGAGCGGACGTTCAGGGTGCAGCCAACGAGGTCGGTCAGAGCAACCTCAGTAAATATGACTTGAAACCAGATGGGACTCTTGCCGTTATCCGAGATGAGAACGGCAAGGTTAAGAAGGGCCCGAACTACAAACCACCAGAACTGGAGAAATTCCTATGATGCTACTACTTTTAAATCCTATGTTCCTACTAGGACTATTCTTATCATTCTTTGGTCTAGAAAATTTTAATCGGACATCCTGATTTTATTCTGGTCCTGTGTTATAATGGAACCATAGCAACATGGAGTTGAAATGACTGAGACCAAGATTCGAGCCAAGACCAGCCGGATGCTCAAGCATCATGGCGAACCTACCATCAACCCGATGGACTATACTACTTCACTGGTACGAGCCCTGAACTGGTATAACGTCGAGGTTGATGGTAAAGTAAAACGAACATGGGCACTAAATGAATTCAAGAAGGAGCGCGGGCTCCTGGACTCAGTCCATGATCGTGAGTTTCGCCAGATTGGGACCCTGATTCGGATTCGAGCAAATGGTAATACACTAGCCGAGTCCGAGGAAAAGTTCATTCAGTCCGAACTGAACCGAATTCTGGAATTGGCCAAGTCCAATACGGCTAAGGCTGCAGTCAAGAGGGATGAGGATACCTCGCCGGTTGTCCGTATTACCGCCGAAGATCGAAACGAGGAATCTGCTACACGACTGATGGCAGAATTCAATTCAATGATTGATGATTATACCATTGACCGTAATAACACCCCAAATCTCCTGGCACTGAAGAAACTGCGCGCCAATACAGCCGTGACAAAACTTATTGTGCCCCGGCTAGAAAAGATGATTCAAGAACTGACATTAACTCTATCTGGTACAGATGAGCAACTGAACGAAGGCTATTCCATTTTCAAGAAACCCGAGCTAAAAAAGCTTTTGGCTACATATGAGCAGTTTGTTCAGGTGCTAGGACAGAATCAGAAGGTCTCTCAGCCTCGAGTCAAAGCCAAGAAAGAAGTTCCTCCAGCCAAGATCGTGGCTAGTGTCAAGTACAAGCCAGATAGCCCTGAACTTGGGTTAAAATCAATTCCCCCGGTTCGTATGCTAGGCACAATCGAGGTCTGGTGTTATAATACTAAGTACAAGCGGTTACAGAAATATGTGGCAGTACAGGGTGAGACAATCTCTGTTCGTGGTACTACTCTACTGAACTTTGATCCAACTAAATCCACTCAACTCGGTATTCGGAAACCAGAGGCACTCAAGGAACTGAACGGCAAAGGTCGGATCAGTCACGATCAGTATCTTAAAACCCTAAAGACAGTTCACGGGACACCCACCGGGCGTCTAAACGAGGACACTATTATTCTAGCGGCATTCACAAAATGATATTGATTGACTATACACAGGTGGTTGTAGCAGCAGCCCTGGTTTTTGGCGATGACTTCAACAAGAACAAGGATACCGAGAAAGCTGTTAATATCCTTCGACACTCTGTTCTGACTACACTGCTGGGGTTCAAAGAGAAGTTCAGCCCGACCTATGGGGAACTGGTTATCTGTGCCGATGGCTCAAAGAACTGGCGCAAAGATTATTTTCCCTACTACAAACAACATCGGAAGAAAGATAGGGAAGAATCAAAGACTGATTGGAAACTGATCTTTGGGTTTGCATATGGGTTTCTGACCGATCTACGGACCGTGTTTCCATTTAGGGTTATTCGGCATGATCGAGCAGAGGGCGATGATGTTATAGCTGTACTGACGAAGTATATTGCTGAGTGCGAGAAGGTCACCTCTGGTCTGATTGAAGAATCTCCAAAAACATTGATTGTCTCTAGTGATGGAGACTATAAACAACTTCATGTGATCGAGAATGTCAGACAGTGGAATCCGATCATGAAAAAGTTTGTCGAGAAACCGCCGAAGAATTTTCTGTTCGAGAAATGCATCCGCGGTGATAGTGGGGACGGGGTACCATCAATTCTCAGCCCAGACACATGGTTCGTCAACGGAGAAGGTCGAGCCAAGCCAATCACGGCTAAACTAATTCAACGATTGGAATCTGGTCAGTTTACCGAAGAGGAAGCCAGAAACTTTCAGCGAAACAAGACATTGGTAGACTTCGAGTGTATTCCCAAGGATATACAGGAAGAAATCATTGCTGATTATAAACAATGTCAACCGATCCGTGATCTAAATCTAGTTATGCAGTATCTGATGCATCATCGCATGAGGTTACTTTTGAATGATATCCATAAATTTAAGGTCTAAATGAGCAGTATTAAAGAAATCCTCGATGCAGCAAATAAGAACATCGAATCAATCAAACAACATTCTGGGAACAAGTATCTACGGAATCTAATGGAGGCTGCATACTATCCAGATCGGAGATTTAATCTCCCATCGGGTGTTCCACCATATAATATCAATAGTTTACACGAGTCCCAGACGGCAGGACAGTTCTGGCAGATTGCACGCAAGGTCGATGCTTTCTATAGGGAAGATATTAAATCACTTTTGCGTGAGCGAGCCTTCATTGGTGCTCTGGAAAGTGTCAGCAAGGCTGAAGCCGAGATTCTTGTGGCAATCAAGGAACAGAAGCTGAATGAACTATACCCTAACTTGACATTTGGTGCACTGCGCTCCGTGGGATATTTTGTCTCATGAAGGAAAAACATATCCGAATGTACATGGAGATTGCCGAAGTTTTGGCCAAACAGTCTTATGCCGAACGTTTGAAGGTTGGTGCCATTGCAGTTCGTGATCATAGGATTTTAGGCGCATCGTATAATGGTACTCCACCAGGTATGTCTAATGTCTGTGAAGAACTGTATGAGGATATTGAGTATGTGCCAACAAATGATGGTGATACGTACATCAAGGTCATGAAGCAGCGTACTAATGCCAATGTTATTCATGCTGAAATGAATACTGTGTTGAAACTTGCTAGGGACGGAGAATCTGGCAAGGGTGCGGATTTTTTCATTACACATAGCCCGTGCTTTGAATGTTCCAAGGCTCTACTGACCATTGGTATCAAGAAGGTCTACTATAGGTCACAATATCGGAGTACCGTTGGGATTGATCTGTTGACCCAGAATGGAGTTGAAGTTGAACAAGTGTCTTAGTCTCAATCGGTTGAATACAATTGATTCGGGCAGGTGGTTTAGGATCGCCAAGCAGATTGATATCATGTGGGGCACGCCTGAACTTCATGATCACCTTAAGGGCCTCATTATCGGGGCTAGGGAAGATCGTGGAACCCTGGCGCGCGGCTTCCCAAAACATGTTCTGATGCTCCTCTGTGAAATTCAGGCTGAGCATCTGCGACAGTATGAGCCGCCGGAAAATATCTGGGATCATGAACGATACGAGTGAAAATTTATTCGGGTTCCGTGTTATAATAGAACCATCGCAAGTGATAGTACAGCGATAGCCAAAGGAAACATATACCATGAGTCTTGATGTGAAACTTGTTGATGAAAATGGCGATTATCTCTATGCGGATAACATCACCCATAACCTAGGTCAGATGGCGGATCGTGCAGGCATCTATAAGTGCTTATGGCGTCCAGACGAGAATGGCTTTGAATTCGCCGAACAGATCATCGAACCCCTACAAAAAGGACTCTGTTCGATGGTTAGTCACCCAGCTCAATATGAGAAATTAAACTCACCAAATGGGTGGGGGACGTACAAAGACTTCGTCCCATGGTGTATTAATTACTTAAGGGCATGTCAAGAACACCCAAAGGCTAGAATTGAGGTGTACCGTTAATGTGAAAATTACAGTTAGTCGCGGAAAATTAGGTGAGGCTATTAAAGATTTGCGGCGAGCTGTCATCGAGGAAGTATTCGGTGAATTTCGCATGGGTATCATTGAAGCAAAACACACGGCATATAACAGAGACTATGAGGAAGTCCTAGCCGCACTACATAAACTTGATCGTGAAATGTTCTCTGAAGGAATTTGAAATGAACGCACAAGAATTGAATGAACTACAGCAACGTAATGAAGAACGTGTTAAACACGCTATTCTGGAACTAGGTTCGAAGTACCTATTGCATCCAGATAACAAAGTCACAAAAAGTAAGTTCAAGAAACTGATCGCTAAGCAAAACAAACGGGTACGTACATGAGAACAGAACGTCTAATGGTTGCCAACAATCATATCAATGATTTGAACGAAATGTTCGGGTTCACTAAAATCATTGAGTGTGATATTGACGACATGGGTATTGTCCTAAAGGTTCAGGGAGACCCAGAAATTTTTTCATCTAGGCTAGAAACCCTATCTGAAATGGGCTATAATACAACCATGGGGGATGTAGCCGAGGTGTACTCTAAGGACGAGTACGGTTCAGCGACAGTGGTCACCCGGAGATTTGATCGTCCAAATATGTTAACAATTGGAGTTATAGTATGATAGTTGAGTTGATACCACAGGAAGATGGTTCAAGTATTCTTCCCTTACCCGAGGAGGTGACCAAGACTCTCAATATCGGTGTGGGTTCTGAGATTACCATGGCTTCACAGACGGATGGTAGTATTACTATTGAGCGGAAAAACAAATTGAAAGTATTTGCAGTTGAGACAGTTGTGACCTTCCGCAACGTGTACTTTGTCGAAGCAGAATCAGCTGAGCATGCCAAGGACTTTGTTGTGATGAACGAATGTACAGGTGAGGCTGCATACTTCCAGAATTGCTTGGGTGAGCAAATCTCCGATGCTTATGAAGTTGATAACGTAACAATGCTACGGTTGCTGCAAAACACAGAACGTCCGAAGGCTACACTCGAATCTGTACTTGATACAAAGTGGCGTGAGAATGCAATCAACGTTGTAGATTACACTAAGTGAATATCTTTGCCCTAGATGAAGATACTACACTGGCGGCACAGTATCACTGTAACCGCCACGTGGTGAAAATGATAGTCGAGTATGCACAAATTCTTTCAACTGCACATAGGATTTTGGATGGAAAACAAGTCATTAGTCAAAGCAAAACAGGTCGCCGCTCTGCTATCTGGGTACTCCAGGGTGAACGGGATCGACTGTACAAAGCCACACACATCAATCATCCAAGCTCAGTCTGGGCTAGAATTAGTACAGAAAACTACAGGTGGCTCCACTCTCTGTTGGTTGCTGTGTCCAAAGAGTATACGTACCGCTATGGCAGAGAACACAAATGTTCCAGTGATGGTTTGATTGACATGCTAGAGGATGAGCCAGATAATGTCCCTAGCGGCATTCTGACTCCAGTGATCTTGGCTATGTCAGATGAGTACAAACTATCATGTCATGTTGAATCCTACCGAAATTATTATAGATTGGGAAAGAAACATTTGCATGACTGGGTAGGTAGGGTAGGTTCTAGGGAAGTACCCGGGTGGATTTAGAATAGAGGCTGCCGCGGCAGCCTTTTTCAAATGTTGCTCTTACAATTATCGAAGTGCCAGCGCTTCATAGAAGGAGAATTTTTAGAAGAATACCCGCAATGAGGGCAGACTGTTGGTGGTTGTTCATATAAACGACGCATTCTTTCTCTCATTATATGCGAATGCAGTTCTTTGAACGAAGCAGTCTTAGAAGTGTGGTCAACGCCATACCGTTCTAGCGTCGTCTGTTTCTTTTTATCTCGGACATCCTCTGATTGTAAAGGATTTTCAACGCCATATTTCTCAAGGAAAACAGCTTTCTTCTTTTGTTTGACTGATTCTAATTTTGCTGGACTAGATACTCCGTACTTTAACTCACAAGAAATTTTATACGATGTGGCCATTCTGTCGTTCAATTCTTTCGATCGCACAAAACCAGTGGCTCCCTCGCCGCCGTCGGTCATATTTACCAATATTCCAGTCCCGACGTCTTTCCTACCCCACCAAGCAATCAATCGGCGTTCCAACGCATACGCACCGAGTTCTGTTAATTTATCCTCCAAAATTACGATTCTAGCTTTCGTAGAAGGCACTTTGACTTTTCCATGATTGCCATAGGCGCGACTTTTTGTTCCCTTCCCTATGTAATAAGGAGTTCCTGCTTTTGCGGTCGGGGAATCTTTGGCTCTGATATACGCGTAGACGTAGTAGCCAGATGTGGATTTGTTTGTGTAAATAAGATTGCTGGACATGATAGCTCCTGTTATTTTTCCAATGTCTAGTGGTAGTGGGAACTGCAATTCCGCGACTACCATCTATTTAGATCTTCGAGTTTTTGACTCAACCTGAAAGGAAAAATATGCCATTATACGACCGCCGGTGCGCTGACTGCGACGCTCTATNNGAAGTTATCTGTAAAATCTCAGAGAAGGATAATCTGTTTGAATGCCCAAGCTGTGGTTCAACCGATGGTTCATGGATGATCGGTAATCCCATGGCTATAGCCCCAGATCGTCTTGGTCGTGGTAGGGATGGCGGAATGAGGGAAGTATTGAGCAAGATTCATAACTCGATGCCGGGTTCGACTTTAAGACAACGGAATACATATTAATGCAATCCATTGTTGATGCACCATATGAATCATACATCATAAAACAAGAAAAGGATCAAGATGCCAAATAACAACCGCAAGCCGACTGGTGTACGTGCAGATGATATTGAAGATCAATTAGTAGAAAAACCTGCTGTATCAAATGCACTGAGAATTAAACCCGATCATATGAAGAAATTTACTCCACTGACAGAAAATCAGAGGATATTCTTTGAGATGTACGATGGCGGCGGGTATTTCATGTTCCTACTGGGGAGTCCTGGTACCGGTAAAAGTTTTGTGGCAATGTACAAGGCTCTAGAGGAAGTGATGAGCAAGGATAATCCTTTCAAACAGGTTGTCATTGTCAGAAGTGCCGTTCAGACTAGGGACGTAGGTTTCTTGCCAGGGAGTCTGGAGGAGAAAAATGAAATCTATCAGTTACCCTATATTGAAATCTGCACGACATTATTTGGCAGGTCCGATGCTTATCAAAGATTAGTGGAACAGGGCGTGATTCGATTCATCACCACCACGGCTATTCGTGGTATCTCAATTGATGATTCGGTTATTGTGGTTGATGAGTGCCAGTCTATGTCATGGCACGAATTGTCAACCGTAGTAACACGGGTCGGTCATCGGTCAAAGATCATCTTTAGTGGGGACAGAGGACAGAATGATCTAATCAAGTCTAAATACGACCAGTCTGGTCTAGGGCAGTTCCTCAATGTCTCCAGAACAATGTCTGCATTTCAAGAGGTTATCTTTACACCAGATGACATCATTCGCAGTTCACTAACACGAGACTTCATCATCGCTTGCGACAAGCTTGGTCTATTACCTGGGAATTAAAAAATGGTACCAGTCATTAACACAGAACAATTCGGACAAATCTTCCCCAGACACAGAGAACCTGAGGTCTGGGCAGATACCCTCAACCACACTCTGTTTGAGTTTGGTGTTATCGATGTCCCGGACGTATCAATGTTCCTAGCTCAATGCGGACACGAATCTGGGGAGTTCACGGTATTCGAGGAAAACCTTAACTATTCTACCGATGGACTATTAAGGACATTCCCTAGACACTTCAGTGACCGTGCCCATGCGGAGAGATTCCATCGGCGCCCAGAGGCTATAGCCAATTGGGTTTACCGGAACAGAATGGGTAACGGACCAGAATCGTCCGGTGATGGGTGGAAATTCCGGGGGAGGGGCCCGATCCAGCTCACTGGAAGAGAAACGTATGGTCGTTGTTCCCGTAGTTTATATGGTGATGAAAATGTCCTATTGAACGACCCCGACATTCTACTGGAAAAGCGGGATGGATTATTAGCGGCACTATGGTTTTGGGAAACAAGAAACCTTAAGGGTAACCACGATATACGTCAAGTTACCAGAATAATTAATGGTGGTTTCAACGGGATTAAACATAGAACGGAACTGTACGAACGGGCCCTTAAGGTTCTTCGGGAAAGGTAATCTATGTCCGAAAAGTGGGTGCTGTATATTATTGAACCAAATATGCCGCAACGGGTTCACGCGATAATTTTCCCTCGTGAACACAGAATAATTTAAATGATTGAAGCACATCTTCACCTGTAAAATTTAATTGGAGTATTTAGTTGAATTTTATTCATCATGACACACCTAAACTGACTAGAGTTGATGGTCCTTCTGGAAGGTATTATGCCACACCTGAGGGTAACCATTATCCCTCTGTGACGGGAATTGTTGGTCTAGGCGGACAGAAATATATAGATGAGTGGAGAGACAAAGTTGGTCATGATGTAGCCGATAAGATTAGCAAGAGTGCCGCTGATCGGGGAACACTGATTCATGAAAACTGTGAGAGGTACCTAAGAGGAGAATCATTATCCTTTGGTATGTTCCAGCAGACAGAACTGAGGATGTTCAACCATCTTTTGCCAATCCTCAAGGATATAACAGAAATTCATGCCCTAGAAACTCAGCTCTATTCGGACAGATTAAAATGTGCCGGTACCGTGGATTTAATCTGTCGACTCTCTGATAATAGAATGGTTATTCTGGACTGGAAGACAAGTGGGAGATTTAAGGAGAGTAAGGATATTGAACATTACTTTTGTCAATGTTCAGCCTATGCGTATATGTTCTATGAACGTAC